AGGCGTGTCGAGAGACTGCAGCAATTACTAGATCAAAATGCGGAAGACACGGAGGGTCGCAGAATGGCGATGAGTTTAGTGGAAGCCATTAACACAGCCCAAACAGAATACAACCAGTGTGTCAATCGCCAGACCAAGTTGCTTAATGAACTGAAAGAGAAGAGAAGCCAACGTATGAGTAAGATGATGCAGGAATCGGCTTCTATATTAAATCTCGTGGAACTTTGGAAAGATGAGGAGTCTAGGCGTAAGATGATTAAGATAGCTGACCTTAGAAAGAAAAACGTCTCTAAGGAAATAGAAAGGCTAACCTCAATGGAAGAGATCAAATCTCGCATCATGGGGATAAGCGAAGAGGAAGTTTTAAATGGTTGAATGTAATGTCTGCAAAAAAGAATTTGAAGAGGACAAGAATCTTCATTTACATATCAAAGCTCACAAACTTTCGATAGGAGATTACTATCAAACTCAATTCCCCCGACATGATCTCCACACGAAAGAACTAATAAAATTTAAGAGTAAAGAACAGTATTTTTCCGCAGACTTTAACAACAAAAGAAATTTAAAAAGTTGGCTTAAGGAGGCTCCTCTCGAAAAAGCTAGAAAATATTGCAAAGGACTCCTCACAAAAAGAAAAAGAGAGAAAGGTTTGAAATACGCCCCTACAGAAGTAGAGATGAGAACACTTTTGGTGCCACCTATTTCCTACTACCAGATAATTTTTAAAGACTATTATAAATTATGTGAAGAGATAGGCTTGAAGAATAAACTTTCCCCGTTGCCTCGTCAAAGACTAGATGAAAAAATAAAATTCAAGGAGGAGTTCGACAAGGATCATCTTATTTACATTGATTCGCGAGAACAAAACCCCCTCCAAATAAAAGATTTCCCCACGGAAGTTAAAGGGCTCAAGTTTGGAGACTATTGCCTTAACGACAAGGAGAAAACTGGAAACTGTTATATCGAGAGAAAGTCTGTTCCTGATCTTATCGGGACTTTGAGCGCCGGTTTAGAAAGGTTCGAAAATGAAATAAAACGTGCTGAGGAGGAAGACGCGTATATGGTGATTCTTGTAGAAAGGAAACTCGAAGAGTGCTTGGCATTTAATAGGCTGCCGTACGTGTACAAAAAAAATACCCGCGTAACTCCTGATTTTATTTTCCACAACGTTCGGGAATTAATTCAAAAATTTCCGCATATTCAATTCCTGTTTGTTGACGGAAGGGTGGAGTGCGTAAGGATCGTAAAAAAACTTTTGCTAACCAAGATATTAAAAACCAAATTTGATTTGCAGTTAGCGTACGATTTAAAGTTATTGTGATATGTGGTATTGTCCGGAAAAATATAATCGCCCCATTGTCGATATAAACAAGGAGTCCCTTGCGCTAAAGGGGGAGCTTGGGGATCGACAGGCTAAAATCACATTAGCTAAATTCATGCGTTCTAATCTTGGGTTTACTACAGAACTCCTGTCGGGTATTAAATTAGCTCTTTACCAAGAGATAACTCTCAAAGCATTTTTCAATAGAAACTTTAATATGTGTGTGTGGGGACGTGGCTGTGGCAAAAGTTTTATCGCGGCCGTTTATTGTTTTCTTCAATGTATTTTTGAGCCCCGTACAAAAATCCTTATTGCGGGGCCGACCTTTCGTACAGCTCGTTTTATTTTCAACAACATAGAAAAAATAGTTGAGTCCAAAGAAGCTCAAATGTTGGCTCACGCTTTCGGTGCTAAATCCAAACGTAACGATCAGTTCGAGTGGAAAATTAATGAGGGTACTATAACAGCTATTCCGTTAAGTGGGGAAAAGATTCGTGGTTTTCGCGCTAATGTTTTAGTTCTTGATGAGTTCTTGCTGCTTCCCGAAGATACCATCAAAACAGTGTTGATGCCTTTTTTGGTGGCTCCTCAAGACATGGCAGAGAGAATAAAAATAAGGGAGATGGAAGATGATCTTATTGAGAAGGGTAACATGAAAGAGGAGGAGCGGATTATATTTACAAACGATTCAAAAATGATAGCGTTGTCTTCTGCGAGTTATAGTTTCGAAAACCTTTACCGCACATATAAGGATTGGATGGGTAATATTTATTCGGATGATATTATGCAATCTAATTATTTTATTTCGCAGATGGGGTTCGATTCTATTCCTGCAGACATGATTGACAGTACCGTGATCGAAGAAGCTCGAGCGGGGGGAGCTTCCAATTCGTCTTTTTTGAGAGAATACGCGGCTCAATTTACCGATGGGAGCGATAGCTATTTTAGCGCAAAGAAAATGCATCAATGCACTATTCCAGATGGGGAAAAGCAACACACTTTAGTGAAAGGAGAAAAGGATAAAGAGTATATTTTGGCTATTGACCCCAGTTTCAGCAATAGCCCCTCATCGGACTTTTTTGCTATGTCTGTGCTGGAGTTGGACGAAGAAAAAACCACGTTTTCTACGCTGGTACATGGGTATGCTGTTGCGGGGGGAGACTTGAAGGATCATATTAAATACCTACATTACTTGGTTAACCATTTCAATTTCTCAATGATAATTATAGATAACGCGGGGTATCAGTTTATAGACAGCGCCAACGAATCTGAATTATTTCAAACCTCCCGTACCGAAATTAAATTTTTTGATTTCAACAGCGACAAAGAAGGAGTCGATTATCAAAAGATGCTTTTGGGGGCGAAACGTCAATACAATAAAAAAGAAAATATAATCTGCTTCAAACAGTTGTTTTCCACCACTTTCCTGCGGGAAGCTAACGAATATCTACAGGCCTCTATTGATCATAAGAGAATTTGGTTTGCTTCTCGTACCGCGGCTTGTGGGAGTTTTTTCGACAAGGTATCGGCTCAAGCCGTCCCTATAAAATTAATGCCTTACGAAAACAAAGGGGATTTAATAGAGTTTCAGGATGATATAGTTTACCAATCAAAGAAGCAATGCGCTCTTGTAGAGGTGAAAACTACAGCAAAAGGTACCCAAACCTTTGATTTACCCCAACACCTTAAGAGAAGTACCTCGGCAAACCGGGCTCGCAAGGATAACTACACGACTTTAATGTTAGGGAACTGGGCTGTTAAGTGTTACAATGACCTTAAAAATACTAAGGTGGAGCAAAATAATCATACTTTTACTCCCAGAATGATAGCTTAGGTGTAAAAATAAAGTAAAATATGGCGGTAAGGAAGAAAACGGAACAAGGTGCGGAACCACTCATGGCGAAACATGAAACAGTGGCTACCGCTACACGGACGCGTAGGAACAAAGCCGCTGACATTGTACGGACCGACCGGTTCAGGAATATAGAAAACGGTATGATACCGTTTAAGTATACCCGAGGAGTCGCCAATACGTCAAACATAGACATCAGGGATACCATTATTCTCTGTCAAAAGGCCTATTATAACTTCTCTGTCTTTAGGAATACTATTGACCTAATGACGGAGTTTTCAATTAGTAATTTATATTATACAGGAGGAAGCAGAAAGTCTCGGGAATTTTTTGAAACCTTATTTAAGAAAATAAATATTAATGATTTTCAAAGCAGGTTTTTCCGCGAGTATTATCGCTCGGGAAATGTTTTTGTTTATAGGTACAACGCGAAGGTAGATAAAAGCGACGCCTTTAGGATGAATCAAACTTTTGGATTATCTGAAGCCTCGGAAGATATTGAAATTCCGGCGAAGTATATGATACTTAATCCTTCCGATATTCAGTTGCAGGCGAGCATTTCCTTTAGTAGTGGCATTTATTACAAGGTCGTCACTGATTACGAACTGCAAAGATTAAGACATCCTCAAACGCAAGAGGACAAGGAAGTATACAATAGTCTTCCCGAGCAAACTAAAAAATTAATCCAAGATACTCAGAGAACGGGGATGGCAGCCATCACTATACCCCTTGATACCGATAAGCTTATTGCTGTTTTTTACAAGAAGCAAGATTACGAACCTTTTGCTGTTCCAATGGGGTATCCAGTGTTGGAAGACATTAACTGGAAACAGGAAATGAAACAGATGGATATGGCAGTGGCTCGTACGACTAATCAGGCTATTCTATTGATAACCATGGGAGCGCGACCGGAAGATGGTGGAGTTAACCAGAAGAATTTAATGGCTATGCAGAAGCTCTTTGAAAATGAATCTGTGGGTCGCGTCCTCATTTCGGATTACACAACTGATGCCAAATTTGTTATTCCTGACATAGGTAACATTTTGGATCCCAAAAAATATGATGTAGTCAATCAAGACATACAAATGGGGTTAAACAACATTTTATTGAGCGACGAGAAGTTCGCTAACACCAGCATCAAAGTGCAGGTGTTTATGGAAAGACTTAAACAAGGAAGAAGGGTTTTTCTCGAAAACTTCCTGATGCCGGAAATTAGAAGGGTAGCGAAAGAGATGGGTTTTAAAAATTACCCTGAGGCTCATTTCGAAGAGGTGGACTTGCGGGATACTTCGATTTACTCAAGAGTATATAGCAGGTTGATCGAATTGGGAGTATTGACGCCAGACGAAGGTATCCAAGCTATCGAATCGGGTCGATTCCCAACGTCTGAAGAATCACTTGAATCACAGAAGAGGTTTCAGGAGTTGAGAAACGAGGGTTTGTACGAACCAATTATTGGGGGTCCTAAAGCTCCTCAAATGACGGGAAGACCCGGAGGAGCGAAAGGGCCAAAAGAGACAGATAAAAAAACCCCAGTCGGAACAAAGGTCGGGACAAAAGCCGCGTTGAACTTTAGCTTGTCTCAAATACAGGAAAATTTGAATCTATCAGATAAGTTAAATTTAGAAGTAGAAGCTTCTTTGAGACAGATTCACAAACGAAAAAGATTAAGCAAGCAGCAAAAAGAGGTGGCGCGCGAAATAACCAATATAGTAATAGCTAACGAGGACCCTCCAAGTTGGTTAGCCAAAGCAGGACGGTATGCAGCCGAACCTACAGATAGAAACCACGAAAGAGTTAAGAAAGTTCAAGATGTTGCTTATGAGCATCAAGTGGATGACTTCTTAGCGGGAATATTATATGCGAGCGCTCATGAAGGAGAAAAGTAATGGCTCAGTCGAGAGTAATTTACAATTGTCAGGCCTTGTACGTTGGACCCGCGCCGGAGACCCAGTACAACTTTTTTAATTACGAAGGGGGGAGAGCTACAAATGATCATACCGATCTTCACAAAAAGATAAATCGTCTACATAGCATTGATAGGGTTCAGTCTGTTAGTTATTCCATTAATGTTCCCCATACTGATATAGTTCAACTTAATAAAAGGGGGATA